AGGGTAGAACCGTCTGTGAAATCAACGAGTGCCGCTAGTGGGGTTGTTCGTTGGATAGTTATTGCTGCACCATTTGCCGGTGTAGATGTAATCTGTACGGTAGTGTCGTTGACGAATGTATGTGCAGCAGCAACTTCATTTACCTTAACTACAACGTCTGTCCGACTAATATAGTCGAACGTAATTGCATAGGTGTTGGTTGACCCGTCACCGGTATAGTTGACGATTGTGGCCATCAATTTCTCCTAAATTTTATTGAAGGTTCATATCGAGTACAGGTCTTTCGCCAACATTTCCTCTTTTGGACTTGTCAACATATCTGTCATACTCTCGTACCCTTTGTTTTAAGTCTGGAAAGTCTCCATACAAAAGGCGTTTTGCTCTGCTTCTATACCGCGACAATTGCTTATTTAGCATTTGCACACGATGACTTTCACGAGCCATTACTATGTTATAATCATCGTCATCTTTTCGATAACGCCTCTTATTAATTTCTCTTACCAACGCGTCTGAAAGCGTCTTGCCACCAATCTTTGTTGTTCCCATTAATTGGTTCCAACGTTGGTATTGTTCTGGTGTCAAAATCACACCACCAATCTTTCTGTCTGCTCCAGAAAACTTTTGGTTTAACTTTTGCATCTCAGTGTTGATTAGGGCTATGTCTGCATCCTCAGGCTTCAAAGATTTGACCTGTATGTAGCCAAGCATTTTCTCTGGGGTTTCCATAGGTTGCCCAGAAATAAAGTCATATTTTAAGGGTAGGGATGAACGAGCAATTCCTGTCTGCTTTTTCATCTGGTCTAAGTAAGTTCGTACTTCTCTTAAATTATCGTCAAATCTATTTGCTACTTGGCCAGTAAGACTTGAGAACGGAAGCATGGAAGCTGCCCTGCGTCTAAGCAATCCATTAATTTCAAATGAATTAGACTTAGCATTCATAATATTCACAATATCTGAAATGCCTTGCAGATAGGTTTTTGAAACAATGTTGTTACCAAAAGCAGCAAGTGCCATAGCGGTAATGTCGGCTGCATCATTGTCAGCCATTTGGCCCATTTCAATCATCTCATTGAAATCACCAACAATACCAAATGCTGTAGTCCATGGGTCCATTCGCTGGTAGCTTATCCACTCAGGATTATCAGGCGTTCCGACATTTAGTGAGTAGGGCTGCCAATTCTTAGAGTTACGATAAAGTGCTGCTAGTTTTGGGTCTGTGGGACCGCCACCAGTTAAGCGACCTTCTGAAGCTAGGTGTGCTAGTGAAGTATAAATTGCTGTACCAACAACCATCTTACCAACTGCTTGTGACCTTACAGCAGGGTCTGGACTACGCAATGCGTCACGGTATTCTTGACGCAATAGAACGTTTAAAATTGGTGTCCTGTCCACAAAATTTGCCATGATATTCATGGGTGTCTGAATAAACGGCACAAGTTGACGTATTATAGGCGTACTATTGGCGTATTGTTGAAACTTAAATGAGGTTGAACCTTTTTGTAATGGATTGGTAAATGTGGCTTGCCTTGCCTCATCCAATGCCTTTTGAGCATAAGCACTGCCTTGATTGGCTGCACCTATCGTCTCAGAGATAAACTTTTCTTTGACCTTTTCGTCATTTACAACTTTGCCTGTAAGAACCATTTCTTGCCAGCGTTCTTCGGCTGTTATCTTAGTCTCAAAAGCTTTTTCAAACTCAGCGTCCATGTATTCTTGACGCGAGTTGTAACCCATCTTTTTAAGTTCTTCGATGCTCATACTACCGGCATCAACGACAATATTTGCTCTAAGGTTTGACCTAAAGGCAAGTTGCTTAAAGAACTCGTCTTCAGTTCCTAGTGCGCGACTTGAGAGCGTTGTAATTTTCCCTAATAGGTCAACGGTTGTTGCACCAACTTTATTTTCAATACCCAAATTTTCAGCAGACATTGCACGGGTTGTTCGTTGCCCTTGCATTGCATCTATCTTGGAAGAGTTATCGATTATAGCACGATGGTTGTAACCAGACTTTGCAGCCATGGTTAAAGCATCTTTCATGTAGACACCCATGTAGACATAGGTTTTCAGTGCTTTTGAAGTTTCTTTACCATCAAGTCGTAATGCGGCTCCAATAGCTCTTTCGGCTGGTCGAGCGAGTAGGTTCACGGTGTTAGATGTCATGTTTAGTGCATGAGTTTCAAAGCCAGACAAAATGCTATTAATCCAGTATTCATTGAGAACACCAAGCCATTTTCTTTCGACTGCTTTCTTAATGAACTTAGAGCGTTTACCATCATCTGAAATAGAACGTATTTGCTTGGCAAGCATACGCACTCTGTCGCTGCCACCAAATACAGCAAGGCTATCTAAGCTATCAACTTTAAGAGCGTCACTTGTTGCAATTCTACCTGCTGATGTGGCTCTTGCGGCTGCTGTCTGTAGACCTTTTACATTAGCCTGTAGCTCAACATGCATTTGCATAAGGTCTACTAGCTGTCGGTCTACGTCTTCCGTTGCCTTACCTGTTTTACCAAGAACTTCAATCTGGTCTGCTAAATCATTTATACGTTTACCAGTTGATTGCAGTGCCATCTTGCCGGCTACAATTCTTGATGCCATATCACGGGAAACCGTTTCGGTGACGTTTAGGTCACGGATAAGTTTATTGACGTCAGTACCGGTATTTTCAGCAGTATACTGAAGGGCTTTTGCTACAACTTCTTTGTGGCTTTGTTCCTTGCCAACACCCATCTCCTTAAAGCCTTTTGACTTGGAAATGACATCTTGTAGGGCATCAATAACTTTTGCCCCTTCAACTGGACCTTCCATTCTCTCAAAGTTTAAAAACGCACCTTCTTCCATAGAGCGTAATTCAAAGTCATTCATGTCACGGGCACGGTTAATTGCCTCATCAAATTTCTTTTGATTAATCAGTTCTATTTTTGGTGCTACTTCAACTTCAACAATTGGTACTTCTGGTTGGGTAGGGGCTTCTGATTGTACGTCGGCTTTGACCACACTAGCCTCAGGAATTGCATCAGGTGCATTTTCTGGTGCTGTTGGTTGTTCTAATTCGTCAACATTAGTTGGTACGGCTTCATCTGCTGCCCTAGAAACCTCTGTAAGAGTATCTCCATCAGGTTGATATATCGTGCCATCAGGTGCTTCAAACGTACCATCTGGTCTAGCTACAAGCGCATCATCTTTATTCGTAGCAATGCTTTCTTCAACTTCTGCTGCTTCGGCATGTACTTCATCTAATTGGTCTGCTGTTTCATCTGTAACTTCACCAAGCTGTTTAATCTCAGTGTTAGCCTTTCGGCTTAGTGCTACAAACTTAACGCCTTTGATAACACTTTCTAAAGCAAGACCGGCTACGCCACCTTCGATTGAATTTCGTAATCGGTTTTCCCACTCAGGGGCATTAGGGTCAGTTTGTAATGCTTCAGTTATAGCAGTATTAGCCCATCCATTTTCTTCTAAGAATGATGAAAGGTTTGCTTCATAAGGGTCAAATACAGTGGCATCTACAACGCCACCTTTAAGCATTGCACCTAAGAAAGTTTTAGAACCACCAAGGGCTATGTAGCCTGTTGCAAACTGTGAAATACCTTTTGCAATGTTTCCAGCAGTGCCCTCAGGTGCATCTACAAACTCAATCGTATTTTCTACAAAGTTTGTGATAGCGTCTTGGGCTAGTTTATCTTTATTAGCTACGACTTTTTCTCGTGACCAATATGATGGGATAAGGTCAGTTTTGCCGTCACCATCTTTATCTTCAAAGACCAAACGACCAACACCTAGTTTGTCTTCTAATGCTTCACCGGCACTATCAATCGTCTGTGCTGTCTCGTTGATTGCTTCTTCAACACCATCAGCAATACCTTGACCAATATCCGCAAGGACTGCTCCAGTTCTTTGGATGAAATTTTGGTTACCTTGCTCTTCAGCTTCAGCCGCCGCTATTTCATCTGGGGTGCGATACGTACCACGCATCACATCATCAGCAGCACCTTGTCCGTATAGTTGGTCAAACTCATAGACAGACATAGTGCCATCGTAAAGCTGCTGTTTAGCAACTTCTAAATCAGTTACAATTTCTACCATATTATGTCCTATGAATTAGTCTAATGAGGTAATGTCAGGGAGATTGCGTGGATATAATCCTTCTGAACCTTCCGCACCGCTTATTCGATATTTTTCAATCAGTAAGCGAGTGATTTTCGCACCTATTTCTTCTTTGGTTTGCTCGTCAGGAAATGCATTATTATTCTGTGCACTCCATTTGCTAACAGCTTGCCTGTAAAATTTCTTAAACTGCGTATATCCAAACTGAGCGTTTACAAGTCGTTGCTCGTCATACTGGTCAGGATTTCCTTTAATGGAGTTTGCAAAAGCATTTGCATACTGAGCTTCTGTCGTATTGGCGTTAAAGTCTAATCCTACCGCTTTTTCGTTTGCAGGGTCATAGTTTTGCCGCCAGTAATTAAGCTTGGTAAATATATCGCTACTGCCTATTTTTTGCTGAGTAGCGTATGCCTCAACCACAGTACGAGCAGCAGCCTCTGTCTTTGCACGAGATAGTGCGTAGTCAAGGTCAACTTCAGTTTCACCAGTTTTCTTAGAACCATCCAAGTTTTTATCGTAGGTTTGGAGTAGGCCGTTTAATTGAAATGCTTCATCAACATTTTTTTCTACGCCTGTTGCTTGCATAGCAACTATAGCATCCTCTGCTAACTTACGGGTAACCTCAGTAGGGTCTTGTAAAAACTCAAATACAGACTGACCGCCAGTAGCTCGTACTGTTTCGTTAGCCTCGTTTATCTCACGTTCAGCCGCAACTCTTTTACGTTCTTGTATGGTATAAACTTTATTTTCAATTTCTAAGATTTTATCTTGAATTTTAAGTGAGTTCGAAGCTGTGTCTGTACCGAATTTAAAGTTATCAAAAATATCTAATATGCTGTCGTCACCAGTAAATTCTGCAATGGTTCCAACGCCATTCATAACTGCATCAATAACGTCTTCGTTCTCTACACCATCTACTTTCTTACCTTTGGCAAGCATCTCAATATAACTACCAAGATTTTGTAGTGCTTTTTGACGTTCCTCTAAGGATGCGTCTTCTTGCATCAAAGTCATGGTTGCCATTGCTACTTGGTTTTCAAATTCAGTTTGTGCTGCTTCTTTCTGCCAATCTACATGCTTATTTGACCATGAAGTGCGAAATACTTCATTTGCTTTATT